CGTGCGCAAGACGGACTGGCTGTGGGACACAACGCCTGAGGGCGGCGTACCGACGTCTCAGGGGCGAATCCCCAAGGACATGCTCACCATGGCGGCCGGGCTTCCTGGAACGGGCAAGTCCCAGTGGGCGATCTGGCTGACCGCTCAGATCACGAACGGCACCCTGCCGGGCTGCTACTACGGCGATCCCCGGAACGTCGTCTACGCGGCCACCGAGGACGACTGGAGCCGCACCATCGCCCCGCGTCTGATCGCCGCCGGAGCCGACCTGGACCGTGTGTTCCACTGCCTCGTCCAGACCGTCGACCTGAAGCGCGTTCAGCTCAACGTCCCGGAGCACCACGACGCGCTGGGGAAGTTCGCTCAGGACAACGACGTCGCCCTCGTCGTGTTCGACCCGATGCTGTCCCACCTCGGCGGCAAGATCAACGCTAACTCCGAGGCGGAGGTCCGCGCAGCCCTGGAGCCGCTCGTGCGAGCGTCGGCGAAGTACGAGTTCACGACCATCGGCCTGTCGCACTTCAACAAGAACACTGGCGACGCCGACCCCCTGAACCGTCTGATGGGCTCCCGTGGCTTCTCGGCCCTGCTGCGCGCCCTGATCGTCTTCGCCAAGGACAAGGACGCTGAGGACGAGGAGACCACCGAGGTCCGCTACGTCATCTCCCAGGCGAAGAACAACCTCGGCCGCACGGACATGCCGTCGTACCACTACACCATCGCCTCGGCCGTCGTGGAGACCGAGGAGGGCGACGCGTACGTCTCCAAGTTCGTCCTGGGTGGCGAGGCGGACACCAGCGTCGAGCAGCAGATGGCTTCGGCCGGACGGTCGGACGAGGATCGCGAGGCTCAGAACGACTGCAAGGGCTGGCTCCGGTCGTTCCTGACGGATGAGGGCGGAGAGGCCAGCAAGAAGGACATCGACGCAGCCGCCAAGAAGGAGGGCTACTCCTCCTCAACGCTGTACCGCGCCCGCAAGGCATTGAAGATCAAGGCGACGTCCAGCGGGTTCGGAGACGCCAAGGTGGCCGTCTGGAAGCTGCCTGGAGCCTGATACCTGTTCGTTACCAAAGACCCCGTCACCTGGCGGGGGCTTCGTCGTTCGCGCGTGTGCGCGCGAGGACACTGTGGGCGATGAGAAGATTGAGAACATTGGCTCTGACCTGCGGCTTTGTCAATGTTCTCACTGAGAAGATTGGTGACGAGATTGGGGCTCGGTGAGAAGAATGGTGGCCCTAATTTTTCTCACCAATCTTCCCAATCTTCTCATCAATCTTCTCAGGTAAAACCGCAGGTCAGCCCCATTATTACCATTATTTTCAAAGTGTGTCTTCACGCGCGCGTAGACACCTTGGAGTCTTGCCGTTAAAAATCTTAGGTAGTACAATGACTCCATGGCGAACAAGGAGCCGCTGCGCTCGATGCCCGTGTACCTGACCGATGCGGTCCGCAAGCGCCTCCGGATCGCCGCTGCCAAGAACGACACGACCATGACCGCCATCGCCGCCGAAGCGATCGAGAAGGCCCTGGAAGACCTGGAGAAGGAGGGGAAGTGAAGGACAGGCCCTCGTTCAGGGATCTCCTTGCCAGCGCATCACGCTGGGAGGCTCAACAGCGCGAGGAGTACATCAAGTTCCTCCGCTCGACCCCGCACCCGGACGAGCCGCACTGGTGCCACGGTGGAGATATGTGCGTGCTGTGCGAACTGATCGTCGCCCGTGAGACATACGAGGACGAGAACGAGGAGCCGTGGTTCGGTACGGACGCCACGCTCATCTCGTACGGCTACAAGGAGCCCGTGGGACCGTTCGTGAGCCTCCTCCTGGGTGACGTGTACCCGGCTGGCCATCCGAGCCGCTGATGCCCTCAGATCGACGCACAGCCCCTACCTTCGGGTGGGGGCTCTTTCGTGCCTGCGTGACAAAACGCGCGCCGTAATCCACCGGAGGTGGCCCTCAGCGGAAAACTTTTTCCATTTCCGCGTCGCACACCGCGGGGAGGGCCGGTAAAAAGCTACTCGCCAGTAACATAGGCGCCCGTTTTAGTTGAATCTTGAATTGTCGTGTGCACGTCGAGAGGGTGAAGGTCTGACAACGTTGTCATGCTGTCGTGAGCACGACAACTTGACAGGGAAGGATAATGTCCGTTATCCTTATCTCTATGAGCGACGATGAGAATTTGACGCCATCCGCCGAGCTGGTCGAGATTTCAGCACCTGTTCGGGATATCGAACCAATCGAGGCGCAGTCCGCGCGCACCGAGCTGGAACAGACGTATACCGACGATCTACCCAAGCTGGTATCGATGTGGATCACGTCGAAGAAATCGCCCAACACGCGCAAGTCGTACAGGCGTGGTTTCCGGCGCTGGGAGGCGTTCTGCCGATCGGTGAACGTGCATCCGATGTCCGCCGCGTATCCGCACGCGGAGAGCTACGCGCGCTCCCTGGACGACGGCAAGAACACCAGCGGCGCGCAGTACCTCTCCGTCTGCTCCAGCTTCTACCAGTACGCCAAGCGGCTCAGGCTGGTCGAGTACAACCCGTTCGACGGCGTTGAGCGTCCTGAGGTCGACGTGGACCACTCCGACACGGAGGGCCTCACGGAAGACGAGATGGCCAAGCTGCTGCTGGAATCGCGAAAGCTGAGTCCGCGGGCCTACGCGCTGTGCATGCTGCTGTACACGGTCGGACTGCGCATCGACGGCGCTCTGGGGGCCGATGTTGAGAACCTGGGTTACGACGCTGGACACAGGACCATCACGGTACGGCTGAAGGGCGGTGCCACAGCCAAGAAGGCCCTTCCACCGGTGACGTCCCATGCCATTGACGTGTACCTGTCAGGGCGCACCACAGGGCCACTGTTCGTCACACGTACAGGTGCGCGCATGCAGGAGTGTGAGGCATGGAAGATGCTGCGCCGTGTGGCCAGGCGTGCTGCACTGCCACAGGCCAGCACCATCCATCCTCACGTACTGCGCCACTGCTACATCACACACGGACTGGACAAGGGAGTAGCACTGCACATCATGCAGGACAGTGTGGACCACAAGGACCCACGCACCACACGGCGGTACGACCGCGCCCGTGGTCGCCTGACCAACAGTCCTGCCTACACGGTGGCATCGTCGATCGAAGAGAAGCTCGAAGCGATGACTGTGTGATGTGGTCATGACAAAGGCCGGGCACCCACCGGCCTTTGTTACGAAAACGCAACATTCGAGTTCGGCACAAGGTTCTCCGGCAGATTTCGCACTTCACTCCCAAACTTGACTTCCCAATCGGCTCCCCGTCTGATACCATACACGTATGGCCGAACACGCAGACCCCACTCGGGTCAAGAGGATCAGTCCCGGGGCCCGCGCAACGTACCCCTGGCCAACTTGGGCGGACGGACAGTGGTGGCGTCTGCGCGAAGGAGTCGACTACACCACCACGACGAAGTCCTTCAGGGTCGTGGCTCGCAACTGGGCCAAGAGGCACGACTTCAAGCTGACGTCCCAGCAAACCGAGGACGGCATCTTCATCCGCTTCACCCGCAAGACCTGATTACGGGCCCTCGGCAAGAGCCCACCAACCCGCCAGTCCCGGGGAGGGATTGGAGACGGCAGTGTCCGTCATCCCCGACGTAATCAACCTGCACAATCACCCGCAGCCTGGTTCGTTCCTGTTCCGCCTAGACGCCGCTCTTCGCGTCAAGAGGATGCGGGACGTGTACATGACAGAGCAGGAGGCGTCGTACTGGACGTCAGAGCTCATCCACGAAGTTCTGTGGTCCCTGCCGGACGAGGACATCGAAACCCTGAACAGCGTCCCGAACGAGGACGTGCAGATGTTCTTCAACGACATGATCATGGACCTGGCTTATGCCAAGCAGGTCATCAACTGCCTTATGGGCTGAAACAGTCTCCCCTGACCTAACCAGGAGGAAAAGGAATGACCACCCACCACGACCGCGCAACGGACTCCGACCTCTTCAAGAGGATCTCCGACCTGCAGACCCGACTGGACCGGACCGAATCCAGGCTGGAGCACATGATCTCCCACGACCGGATGCACCCGGTTCCCGGCTGCGAGTTCTGCGAGGCCCGCCGTGCAGCGTGAAAGCGTAGCCTCGATCATCCGGGCCCTGCGCCCAACAGCCAGCCGGTTCGACGCCGAGGGGATCCTCCTGGGAGCCCTGGTCGACCACCGGGACTGCACCGCCACCGCCGAGGTCTGCGGCCTCCTGGAGGCCGCCAGCACCTTCCACGCCACCCTCTCCAGCTACGCCTGGCTCCACAGGAACATCGATGCGTTCCACGAGCTGGCTCAGACGTTCCTGGAGGCAGTCGAGCTGTACGACGAGGGGAAGGACTTCGCGGAGAAGGCGCGACAGCTGCATCTGATCGCCATCCGGGCGAAGCTGCTGCCGGTCACCGGCATCTGAAAAACGAAGCGGCCCCGGGATCTCGACCTAACCGAGTCCCGGGGCCTGTCCACGGAGGGATCGCTCCATGAACGGTTCGACGGTATCACTCGCCGGAATCGCAGCCGCGACCGGCATCGTGGTCTGGTTCGGCATGCACTGGTGGATCAAGGAAGGCCACAAGCCGAAGAAGATCGTCTCCTTCCTGCTGTCCATCGCCTACGGAATCCTCGCCGTCCTCGGCGCGGCGGGGGCCTGGTCGGGGCTCGGGACGCTGGCCTGGGGGGCGCTCTGGGTCAACAACATCGCCGGTTACGTCGGCCTGGTGTGGGGCGTCGGCGGACACGACCAGAACGTCACCCGCGCCTCGCAGATCGTCCTGACGCCCGGCGGGTACGTCATTCTCTTCCTCTGCACGGTGGTCCTTGCGGCCCTGGTGAAGTTCTCGAAGATCGCCAAGAACAAGGTGATCGGCGGGTTCATCGCCGGATGCGGCCTGGGTCTGTCCGGCTCGATCGCGGGTGCTGCGGCGATTCCGCTGGCATCGGCGGCGAACATGCTGGGCTCGGGCTTCACGGGGGTGTTCTCGTGAACGGCTTCCGCGTGATGGGCAAGGTGCTGCTCTCCGGTACCCAGCAGACCGTGCGCCGCTGGTTCTGGTGGCAGGCCGCCCGCGACCTCACCGGCGCTCAGCGGGCCGGGACCGTGGCCATGCGGACGGTCGGGGCGATGTGCCTCGTCGGGTTCGGGACGGGCTTCCTGTGGGCGCTCGGGGCGCTCTGGTACGTCCTGGCCGCTGGCTGGTTCGTGTGCATTGGGGTCTTCGCCGACGTCGAGGTTGGTACGGACCTAGCCCTCCCCTCCCCCACCGACGACCCCTACCTCGAAGACGAAGAGGCTGGTCAGGACGTCGTGGTCGAGCGTGGACGCATCGGGAAGGCCCCGGTGCTCAAGGTCCACGACCCGAAGGATCCGGCCAGGACTCACCTGGTGTGGCTGGGCAAGCCGCCCGCGAAGGAGGCGTCATGATCACGAAGCTGCTGGACTACTTCTGCGTCGCCTGCGGAGGCTGGTGGGTCTCCTCGTGCATCCACGGACCAGGCGTCACGTCGTACAGCCCGCACACCTACTGCGCCGAGTGCGGCTGGTGGGTCAGCGGATGCCCGCACCAGTGACCTGATAAGAAAGTGGCCGGGCCCCTGCGAGGGCCCGGCCTTCAGATCCTCCCGGAGGAGAACCCATGCAGGAAACACGATACAGCTCGGCTCGGACAGTGGCGGTGGCCGCGTCCGCCGCGACCGTCGTCCTTACGGCCGCGGCTTTCTGGCTGTCCTACGAGCACCTGGCCGGGGTTGCCTCCGGCCATGGCCTCCCAGGGGTCCGTGGTTGGGCGTGGCCCGCCACGGTGGACCTGTTCATCGTCATCGGCGAGCTGCTCGTTCTCCTGGCGTCCCTCCAGGGCCGCCGGGATGTCTCCGCCATCGCCATCACCGCCTCCGGGAGTCTGGCGTCGATCGGTCTGAACGTGGCTGGAGTCGGCCAGAGCGCCTCCACCCTGGACTACGTGGTCGCTGGGATTCCTCCCGTAGCAGCCCTGTTCGCCTTCGGCGTGCTGATGCGTCAGGTGCATGCGGCGCTGTCTCGGCAGCTTGTCCTCCAGCCCGTTGTGGAGGCCGCCCAGCCCCTGCTGGAGGACGTCCTGGAGGGCCTGGAGGGCCTGGAGGACTGCCTGGAGGAGGAGCCGACCGTCCTGGAGTCCGTGGTGGAACCGCAGGTCAACGCGCCTACCATCACGCAGGAGGAGCTGGTGGAGAAGCTGGTGGCCGGTGGGGAGCCGCTGCCGGGTCGTAAGACGATCGCATCCACCTACGGGGTGACGGACTGGGTGGCCCGCCAGGCTCTCCGGGAGGCCAAGGAGCGCCTCCAGGAGGACGCCCAGAGTGAGGTGGAGGCACAGTGAAGATCCGCAACATCAAGCAGCTCCTCTCCAAGCGGAGACGAACGGAGGAGCCCCCCGCTCCCGACACGGTGGAGGCGTCTCCTCAGCTCTCCGCCCGTGAGCGGTATCGGAAGGAGCAGCGCCAGCGCCGACTGGAGGAGAAGGAGCGTCAGGCCGCCCGGTACGCATCACCTCCTAAGCCGGAGCCGCTCCCGGTGTACGTGCCGACTCCCCCTCGTGTGGTCAATCCGCTTCCCGACATCCCCGTGGAGAGCCTGGAGATCGACCTTCCGTTCCGCGTGTGCTTCATCGACACGGAGACCACGGGCACGTCGACCAGCGACCGGATCGTCTCCTGGGCGGTGCTGTACGCCGGTGGGGGTCAGAAGCCTGTTCTGCGGCAGGGCCTGATCGCCCCTGAGGTTCCGATCAGCGGGATGGCGCAGTCCGTTCACGGGATCAGCACTTCGTACGCACGCAAGCACGGGGTAGATCCGTTCGTCGGTATCGAGGAGTTCTGCTTCGCTCTCCCCCATGTCGGTGACAAGACCCCCATCGCCGGTCAGAACGTCCAGTTCGATCTGGCTTTCATCGAGCGCGAGGCGATGCAGTACGGGTTCCGTTACCCGTGGATTGAAGGTGGTGTTCTCGATTCCATGCACCTCGGGCGCGACCTCCTGGAAGGTGAGCGCCTGACGTGCTCTCTTGATGCGCTCTACCGCCGGTACGGGGTGGAGCTTGATCATGAGTGGCGCCACACGGCAGCTGGTGATGCTCTCGGTGTGGCGCGCGTGCTGGAGGCGATGTGGAAGACGCCGCGCCTGTCCGGTCTCGGTGTCGACGCCCTTCGCAGGCATCAGCAGATGCGAGGTATTTACCTTCGCGTGCCGAAGTGATACTTCCTGCCGTGTACATGTCATGAGATACTGACTGTGCGCGGGACGGTGGGAATCGTCCTTGAGCCCCTGGACCTCAAGCACCCAGGGGCTCTTTTCTTTGCTCGGCGGCGTACATGACAACGTTGTCAAAGCGGGTTACTCTTACACTTGTCATGTACTTGACGTAATCGAGTGGAGGACCCGTGTCTGACCAGCTGGATGACGACCCGAAGGCCGAGCTTGGCCTGCTGCGCAAGGGCGAGAAGCCAGAAGGCAGCCGCACCCGCGACGACGTCCGAGCCCTGGAGATCGAGGCGGCCCGCCTTCGCGGCAAGCGGATGACGTACCGAGAGATCGGCGAGCGGATGGGCACCTCGTACCAGACGGCGTGGCATCGCGTTCAGAACGCCTACAAGCACGCCCGAGCGGACGCAACTGACGTTGCCCGGGAGTTCGAGCGGGAGCGCCTGGACACCCAGTACCGCGAGGCCCTGGCCATCAAGGACGAGACGCACTACCTGACCGCCCACGGCAAGGTCGTGTGCCACCCGGAGACCGGCGAGCCGCTGATCGACCCGGCCCCGAAGCTGGCCGCGCTGGCGCGCATGCAGTCCATCGCCGAGTCCTACCGCAAGCTGGAGGGCCTGGACCAGCCAACGAAGGTTGAGCAGTCCGGATCCGTGAAGTACGAGGTCGTCGGCGTCGATGTTACGGATCTCGCCTGACATGCCCGCGTCAACTGTTCGCTTCGAACCTCGTGGTGCCGCCCTGGCGTTGCTGAAGATGAAGGATCCCGAGATCCTGATGTCCGGGGCGGCCGGTACGGGCAAGAGTGTCGGCGGCCTGATGAAGGTCCACCTGGCCTGCCTGATGACGCCCAAGGTCCGCGCGCTCATCGTCCGCAAGACCCACGCCAGCCTTGCCCAGTCCACCCTGGTCACCTTCAAGGAGAAGGTTGCCGCGGAGGCCATTGACTCCGGGATGCTGCACTTCTACGGCGGCAGCGCCCAGGAGCCCGCCGCGTTCCGGTACAACAACGGCTCCACGATCCTGGTCGGCGGCCTGGACAAGGCGTCCCGCCTGCTCTCCACCGAGTTCGACCTGATCTTCGTGGACGAGGCGATCGAGGTCACCGACGAAGACCTGGACACCCTGATCACCCGCCTGCGAAACGGGACACTGAGCTACCAGCAGATGATCATGGCGACCAACCCCGGCGCTCCGTCACATCACCTCAAGCGCAGGGCAGATGAGGGTCGCTGCAAACTGCTGTATTCGAAGCACGAGGACAATCCGCGATTCCATGACGGAAAGGACTGGACCCCGGAGGGAAAGCAGTACCTGTCCACCCTGGACACCCTCAAGGGTGCCCGTTACCAGAGAATGCGCTGGGGGAAATGGGTCGCGGCCGAGGGACAGATCTACCAGGAATTCGATCCAGCGGTTCACGTCATCAAGCCGTTCGACATTCCAGATGACTGGCCTCTGTACATCACCATCGACTTCGGATACGTCAACCCGTTCGTGGCCCAGTGGTGGCGCGTCGACGGAGACGGCCGGATGTACCTGACCCGGGAGATCTACCACTCGAAGACTCTGGTGGAGGACCACGCGCGGCGCATCCTCAACCAGATCAAGAAATACAAGAACGAGCCCACGCCGACCATCATCGCAGATCATGACGCAGAGGACCGGAAGACGCTGATTCGTCACCTGGGCCTTCCCGTGGAGACGGCGCAGAAGGACGTATCTGTCGGAATCCAGGCGGCGCAGAAAAGATTCGAGGTCCAGGCTGACGGAAAACCGCGAATCTTCTTCTTTCGGGACGCACTGATGTGGGAGGACAAGGATCTCCGAGGTTCCGGAAAACCGACGTCCACCATCGACGAGGTTGCCGACTATGTCTGGGACACCACGGGTCGTCTTCCGAAGGAAGCACCGCTCAAAGTGAACGACCACGGCATGGATGCGATGCGGTACATGGTGGCTGAGCTGGACATGGGCCGTCGTCCCCGTTTCCGTTCCTTCCGATATTGAGTACTATTGCCTTTAAGGAGGTGTCATGCCCGCGTCAAGCAACGCAGATAGCAGGAGTCATATCCGGTCATTTCTGTCGATTCTTCGCGGCGTCGTGACCTCCGGAGCCTGCCGGGCTGCCGCACCACACAAGGCTGCCCTCGGGCGGCTGTGGGAAATGCCTCTGACCCTCATCGGAATCGGCTGCGTCGACTACGCGGCCTTCCTGACGGACCAGCCCCTCGGCTGGCTGGTCACGGGGCTCAGCGCCATGGGAGTCGAGTTTCTTATCGCGGACGGTGACGCATGAGGTCTCCATTCCGTCGTCCAGCGAACAAGACGCCTGTTCCCATGAGCGCTGCGTCCGTCGCAAATCGCGGGCTCAGCTTCAACCTCGGAAACGGTCGGGGAGACCGTGAGACGTTCATGCGTCAGTACGGGCGCAACGGAACCCTCTTCGGCATCGTCAGTCTCCTTGCCGAGTCCTCCGCTGCCCCGTGCTGGCGCTTGTACAAGAAGCAGCCTATGGACGGACGCCGCCGTTACTCCACCGGAGACATGGGCTCAGACCAGCGGGTCGAGGTAGTCCAGCATCCTGCGATCAAGCTGTGGAACAGCCCCAACGACTTCCACAGCGGGTTCGAGTTCCGTGAGGGCGCGCAGACCCACTTTGAGCTGACCGGCGAGACGATCTGGGTTCTGAACATGGACCACGGATTCCCCACGGAAATCTGGTACGTCAGCCCCCACCGCATGGAGCCAGTCCCGCACCCGGACAACTACCTGGTCGGCTGGATCTACACGGGACCAAACGGCGAACAGGTCCCGCTGAGGATCAACGAGGTCATCAGCGAGAAGCGCCCCGACCCGCTCGACCCCTACCGCGGACTCGGCCCGGTCGCCGCGCTCATGCCGAACATCCAGCAGCAGCGCTACGCCACCGAGTACCAGCGCAACCTCTTCCTCAACGGAGCGGACCCGGGCGGCATCATCACCGTACCCACGCACCTGACGGAGGAGAAGTTTGACGAGCTGATCGAGCGCTGGCGAGAGTCGCACCGTGGCGTAGCCCGTGCTGGCCACGTCGGAGTCCTCGAAGACGGCATGACGTACTCCGTGCCCGCCAGCACCAACAAGGATCTGGAGTACGGCGAGCTGCGCCTGCAGAACCGGGACGAGATGCGCGAGGCGTTCCGCGTCCACAAGGCGATGATGGGCACCTCCGACGACGTCAACCGGGCCAACGCCCAGACGGCGCAGGAAGTCTTCGTCGAGTGGCAGATCATCTCCCGTCTCAACCGTCGCCGGGACACCCTGAACAACAAGCTGCTGCCGCTGTTCGGACAGGAACAAATCGTCGAGTTCGACTACGACGACCCGTCCCCGGAGAACAAGGAGACGGCGGCCACAGAGCTCCTGAACAAGGCTCAGGCGGCCCAGTACCTGGTTCAGGCGGGATACGAGCCCAAGGATGTCCTGGAGACCGTAGGACTGCCCGACATGGACGTTGCTCCGCCCCCCAAGCCGCCAACACCGCCTGCTGTTCCTGGTGATGACAACGTTGTCGATCCGCAGCAGCATCCTGCCGCTGACGAGCAGAAGCCTGACATGGCCAACTTCCTCCGCCGCGTCCTGAGCGACGGATACGTACCCATCGAGACGGGGAGGCGCTGATGCGCGGAGCCCGGCCGCTGCGTTCCGTGAAGCGGCTCCAGAACCTCACCAGCGCCCCCACGCGCTGGTGGTCGATCACCAACCGAGCAGACGAGCCGACCCTTGTCTCGATCTTCGACGAGATCGGCTTCTACGGCGTCTCGGCCGGGGACTTCCTCGCCGAGCTGTCGGGCGTCAAGGGCGACATCGACATGCACATCAACAGCCCCGGCGGAGACGTCTTCGACGCCATCGCCATCTACAACACGCTCAAGCAGCGCAAGGGCATCGTCGCCATCACCATCGACGGTCTCGCCGCGTCTGCAGCGTCCTTCATCGCGCAGGCAGCGACCAAGGGCCACCTGACGATGGCCCCGCACAGCCGCATGATGATCCACGACGGCTTCGCCGCAGGCATCGGCAACGCGGCCGACATGCGCGAACTGGCCGACCAGCTGGACGATGCCAGCGACAACATCGCCTCCATCTACGCCGAGCGCAGCGGCAAGGCCGCTTCCTACTGGCGGGCAAAGATGCAGGCCACCACTTGGTACACGGACGCAGAGGCCGTCAAGGACGGACTGGCCGACCAGGTTGGCGGAGGCGGCAACACCACCAACTCGTGGGATCTGACCGTGTTCAACGCGGAGGTCGCCACTGAGCCGGAAGCGGACAAGGCAGCCGAACCCGCTCCGGTCGTCGAGTCCGTCAAGGACACGCCGGACAACCACATTGACCCCGTCCTGCTGTCGGCAGTTCTGGGCAAGGCCCTGGAAGGGGGCAATTCGTGACCAAGATGACTGTTCCCACGGACGCCGACGGCCTCAAGGACGTTCTCAGCGACCACGCGAAGCTGACGGAGTTCTTCTCCGCTTCGGCCGTGGCCAACGGCGATACCAAGAAGTTCCTCGACGCCTACGCCGCGGACTACACCAAGCGCAACAAGTCCACTGAGGACCAGGTCCGCGACCAGGTCCAGAACGTCCTGTTCGACATGGTCCGCGACCGTGACGGCAAGGCCCCAAAGGTCGGCGTCAACCTCAAGGGCGGAGCCCCCGAGGTCACCGTCGACGGTACGGTCCTGGCCAAGGGCAAGGGCGCGCTGTACAACAAGACCTCCATGGGCGCTGCGCTGGAGAACGCGCACAAGCCCGAAGAGCGTCTGGCGAACATGGCCGAGTACTGCAAGGCCATCTACGAGCTGCGCGCCCCGTCCACCAAGCCTGGCCGCGCCGCGCTGATGGACAAGCTCAAGAACGTCTCGGAGTTCCAGAACTCCTTCTCCTCGGAGGAGCCCGGAGCGGGCGGCTTCCTGATCCCTGAGATCATGCGTTCCGAGCTGCTCCAGCTGGCCCTGGAAGACTCCATCGTCCGCTCCCGGGCGACGGTCATCCCCATGTCGACGCTGCGCGTCCCGATCCCCACGGTGGACGAGACCAGCCACGTCTCCAACCTGTTCGGCGGCGTGACCTTCTACTGGACCGAAGAGGCCGCGAGCCTCACCGAGTCCAGCGCCAGCTTCGGCAAGGTCGTCCTGGACGCCAAGAAGCTCACCGGCTTCTTCAAGGTCCCGGCCGAGCTGCTCGACGACGCCCCAGCGTTCGCAGGCTGGTTCGACTCCCGTGTCCCGGCAGGTCTTGCCTGGTCCGAGGACGTCGCCTTCATGAATGGTGACGGCGCTGGCCAGCCCCTGGGCTTCGTCAGCTGCCCCGCTTCGGTCTCCGTCGCTGCCGAGTCCGGCCAGTCCACGGGCACCATCCTCTGGGAAAACCTCGTCAACATGTACTCCCGCATGCTGCCGACTTCCCTGAAGCGCGCCGTGTGGGTGGCGTCCATCGACACCTTCCCGCAGCTCGCCACGATGGCCCTCGCGGTCGGCACCGGCGGTGGCCCCGTCTGGATCGGCGGCTACTCCCAGCCCGGCTCGGAGACTCCTCCGATGACTATCCTCGGCCGCCCGGTGATCTTCACCGAGAAGCTCCCGAAGCTCGGCACCACCGGCGACATCATGCTGGTCGACCTCGACTACTACCTGATCGGTGACCGTCAGCAGGTCCGCGTCGACTCCTCGGAGCACTTCCTGTTCCAGAACAACCAGGTCGCCTACCGCATCATCGAGCGCGTGGACGGACGCCCGTGGCTGCAGTCGGCCCTGACCCCGCACAACGGGTCGGCCAACACCCTCAGCCCGTTCGTGCAGATCGCGACTCGCTGATCTTGATTGTCATGGACCTGCGGTCCACGAGATCGCAGGTCTGTGATTGACAGCCCCGGGCATTGGCACCCCCGGATCAAGGCCACACGCCACATTAGAAGGAGTTAAGCATGGCTGGAATGGACGGCCTCGGCCGTGTCTTCAACGTCATCACCACCGCCGACACCAAGCCCTTCTCCATGCGGGACTGCTCGGCGGTGTCCCTGGTCGTCAAGGCGTCCGGTGCCTCCAGCATCGCCGTGACCGCGGCCAAGAGCTTCGGCGGATCGTACGACAACTTCACCACCGCCAACGGGTTCGGCCAGACCAACCACTGGTTCCAGAGCACCGCATCCGACGGCACCGCTGCGTGGACCCGGCAGGTCTCGTCGTGGTCGTCGAACTCGCTGACCCTGGCCGGTACTTCCGGGTACACCTCGGTCGTCACCATCTACGCCTCGCAGATGGCCGACCAGTACGACTACCTCAAGGTGACCTGCACCAACGGCACCCTGGTGGTCATCACCCACGACCTGCTGGTCCAGCGCAAGCCGTCCAACCTCGCGATCCTGGGGGCGTGACATGGCCTCTGGAGTTGCAGGTCGTCAGCAGCGTGCCCTTCTCATGGGCACTCGCGTCGACGAGCCAGCCGCTGTTCTTCCGGCCACGGCAACCGCACACCTGTTCACCGTTGCTGGTGGCCGGGTCATCGTCACGGGCCTGATCGGGCAGTGCACCACCGTGTGCAGCGCCACCGCCACCACGGTCTCCGTCGGCGTCACGCCTACCAGCGGCACCGCGTCGGCGACCGGTTTGTGCACGGCCACCGCCGTCACCTCCGCCGAGGTGGGCACGCTCGTATCGCTGCCGTCCGGTGCCAAGGGTGCCCTCGTCGTTGGTACAGGGGGCACCGCTGGTGGTGCCGTACAGGTCCAGGGTTCTGGCGGCTATGTCGTCGAGCCCGGGACCATCGACATCACGACCAGCGCGACGAACACGGGCGCGTTCAAGTGGACCCTGTTCTACGTCCCGCTGGATGACGGAGCGACGGTCACCGCGGTGTAACAGACGGACGGGGTGCCGAACCCACCCGGCCACGGCACCCCGTCTTCCAAGGAGGAGACATGCCAACCATCACTTCTGGCGGACCGTCCAGCGGTTGGGAAGAGCCCGCCTACGAAGGCGGCGAGGCACCGGCACAGGAGCCCGTGGAGGAGCCTGCGGCTGCCGCTGATGAGGCTCCTGAAGAGAAGCCTGTGAAGCGGGTTCCCAGGCAGCGGAAGAAGACGTCGTGAGCGACGGAGTGACCGGATGGGACCTGTGGTCGACGCTGGCTGAGCAGGCTCAGTACGTCGACTACTACAACACGGTCCCTCCGGTTGCCTGCCCGAACGACGGAGAACCGCTGCGCCTCGGACCTCCGAACCTCCCAGGAGTCCTGTACTGCCCCAGTGACGGCTGGGAGTACCCGCGCGACTGGGATCCCGACATCCACTCCGGTATGTGACAAAAGGCCCGAGGAGGCCCCATGCCAGTGCTGAGGCCGACTTCGGCCACCCTCGCAAACGTGGCGTCGTCGGCGACCAACGTGACGGTCTTCGCTGCTCAGGGAGACATTCACGCCAGAGCCGTCTACAACGACTCGACGTCCGTGCTGTACCTGAAGTTTGGGTCGACGGCATCCACCACGTCTTACACGGTTCAGGTTGCTGCCGGAGCGTATTACGAGTTCCCGCAGCCTGTATACGCAGGTCAGGTGGATGGAATCTGGTCCTCCGCGAACGGTGCCGCGCGCACCAGTCAGTGGTGATCTCTGATGCCTCTCTACCTTCCAACGACGCAATCGGCGTCCTGGTCTCCGTCTGACCACGGGCTCGTCGCGTGGACCGGCGACCCGTCGCTCGCCACGGCGACCACAGCGACCACGAACGGAACCGTATACCTGGCCCGGGTGAACGTACGGTCGTCGACCACGATCTCCACGGTCTGGTACACGCAGACAACTGGCCCGACCACACCGACGGCCAGCCAGAACTACGCCGGTTTGTACGACAGCTCCGGGAATCTGCTGTCGTCGGCTGGCCTGGACGCCAAGACTTCCAACGGTATCCAGAGCGCCACCCTTGGAGCCGCACAGTCCGTGGCGGGTGGGACGTTCCTGTGGGTAGCGCTGGTCTTCAACGCGGCCACTCCTCCGGTGCTGATGAAGCACGGCGGCCAGAGTGCGGCGGCGAACATCGCCAACCTCACCGCTGCGACTGCCCGTTGGGCTGTCAATGGCACGGGCGCGACGGCGCTGGCCTCGACGATCACCCCGTCGTCGAACTCGCAGACCAGCGTGCAGGCGTTCTGGGCTGCGGTCAGCTGATAGCGGTAATGCGCTAACACCCGTACACTTGACCGTGTACAGACAAATACATACACCCGATCCGGGGCTCACGCCCTAGGCCAGAAAGCAAGGCAGCGGTAGGGGACGCAAGTGATCACACTTCCGTGCTACGCCACGCGCGAGGACGTAAAGTC